TTTTTTTTTTTTTTTTTTAACCGTAGTTAAAATTTCCTACTCGACCAATGGTCAAGTTAAAAAGAAAATAAAAGCATCGTCATTCGGAAATTGGAAATGATAATGTTCAAATAAAAGTCTGGTTTCCTCATTTACCACAAAGGGTGTAAACACCCCTGTGCTAAAATCTCTTGGCAGAACCCAAGACCTTTGAGTCAAACTGATCTTAACAATTAAGCCTTTATAGCTAAAATTGTCAACATCAATTTTCGTGCCAGAAGGAAAAGAGCGCCGCTCTTTATTCAATATAAAAGAAATCTCAGAAGTAGTATGAATAGGTGAAATAGCTCTCTCGGAAACAGGAGGGGTTGATAAACCATGATTAAGATCTTCTGCCACATAGGCAATATCACAATCTTTAATCATTTTAAATCAACATATTTCGTCCTCATCCCTCGAACAACCAGTTGCACTTCAATGTTCAAAACAGCCCCATCAGACTTCTCTACCATTAACTTAGTTGTAGGCAAGAAAGCTGAAACGGGTCTAATTTGTAAACTCAAAGTGTCTTCTGGAGTTAAAGAACGAACGATCTCAACACCAACTGTGTAAGCATTGGCCACGTAGAAAAGGCCATTTTGCTTCAAGGCAACCTGATTTATTGAAACCGAGGCGCCATTCTCGCAAAAACCAATCTTGATAGACTGGCCTGCCTTAGTAGCGATACATTTACAATTAAGTGCAACAAGATCAACACGGCCACAGCCTTTCAACTCATCTCCTACAAGAGCCTCAATAGTATCAGAGAAAGTTTTGGTCTCAGACCCGAAATTTACATGGATGATATCAGTAAAAGCATGGCTTGTACTAATATTTGGTTCAATAGGAGCAGTAGATGTTAAACTAGGAGCGTCGCGACTTATAGTCTCAGTCATAATAATGTTGAAAGCAACCTTTGGAGGTTTATTCCATATATAAAGCTTCCAGTTGAACTCTGGAATACTCAAATATAGACGGTAACTTAATTAAATCCAAAGGGGCTTGCAAAGTGTCGTAAAGTTTGTCAATGATTCCACCTGAATCCCAATCATCCCAGAGAACCTTTTCTTCATGTGCTTCGCCATCCAAACGAAGTAAAGACCAATTAGGCTTAATGCTAATGCCTTCCTTGCGCAAATTAAACATTAAGCGAGTCATAAGTTGATGAGCCTCCAACTCCTCCTCATCAAACTCTTCAGCAAGTCTGTCTCTCTTGGCATAGTTAAAAGCCCATAAGTGGAAATAGCCCAAAACGGCATTGTCACCATCACCCATAGCAAGTTTAACCAAAAAACGTTTAAGCAGAATTATAGGGTCCTTGAATAAAATGCCTTGTTTCACGATAAAAGAGACAAACTCTCCCCGACACGATCGAAAACGCTTATCCTCACAAGGATCTAAGTCTTTAAAGCGATTATAGGCAGGAACGGTGTCGCCCACAACAGCTCTCAGAGTGTCATCACCCCCATTTGCCATAGGAATTCCTGGCGGAAGACCAAACATAGCGCACTCACGTGCCGCAGAAGATGTCGTGTTTAGCAAATAAGTCCATATCTCACCTGAATCAGTCATTATAGCCAAAACTTTTCCCATAGTTCTCTTGTCAACTTTCTCAGCCTCAAATGCTTTGACAAAATCTGGGGGAAAAGAGAACCAAGTTAACAGGTTCGAAAAGAACTTCACAGCCCAACCCTGAGCTGCCTGATCTTGTCCTTTCTGATCATTCATCTCAAACTCGGCTCCAACTGGAAAACTTCTTGCAACCCACGCTGCGATGTCCTCAGGTGTGCGTTTGGCATGAAAATACCAATAATCGGGACTCGCCGCTAAAAGCTTATCTAACAAATAAACCCCAGCGGGACCAAACTCAAAGAGGTACTGGTCCGAATGAATCATTATAGGTTGCCCGGCCTTTGCACACTCAAAGCCACGATCCTTAAGTTTCTGTTGGGTTTTCATAGTTGTCACGACCCCTTCTTGATCCACCCTATTCAGAGATTGTTTCTTGAGGGCCACATACCTCTCTCCTCGTCGAAACTGAAAAGCCTCTATGGCCTTGGAATACTCCAAGTCGTTAAAAGCCACTGGGG